CCTATGGGTTTTGTTACCAGCCTTTTTCCATTCGTAAACATGATGCAAAGACTTGGGCTTACTTCTAGCCAATGCGTCAATATAATTTCCAAAATCTAGATTTATCTGATCAAACATAAGCTTGCTAAATGAATTCTGAAACTTTTTATTACTTGTTAGTTTTGCTATTACTGATGCTTCATAATATACGTATGCTGATATTTGTGCCACTGTACTGTCTCTCAATGGCCCTTTTTGATTTGAGTGCATCATTCTTTCAAGTCCGCTTGCTGCTTGAACTAGTAGTCCGCTATTATCCAATTTGCTGGTTCTCCGATCTCTTGAGAGATGAGTTATAAGCAATTACTCTACCAAACGGGTCTGTCATTGGTGTAGTTCCCATTACTTCAAATACTGTTGGGGTCTCACTTGGATAGTTAATTTCATTCCAGATTGTGTTTCCTTCAACATCTTTTATGTTGGTAACTTTTTCTCTAGCTGTTAATTTTTCAGAAGTTCTTACCTGAATAACTTGATCATTTAAATACTTGTTTGAAAAAATTTGCTTATCGCTAGATCGAGTCGTTGCAGAGTTGCTGATTACACCCTTTGCGTGACATGCAATTGTTTTATAGTAATTCCACTCTTTTACGATTGCTCCAGTATCTGGATCTTGAATTTCAGACTGTCTGTAAACATCTAAATTCATAGACAAGACAGAGTCTACGATGCCACTCATTATATAATCTCAGCTTTAATTGTTAAGACATAATCGGCTAACAGGTTGTCCGCAAAAGCGTTGCCTGTGCCTGTATAAGCATCTCCTGTATACTCAAAATCCCAGTCAAATGTTGATATAGACTTGACGTATTTGTTTCTCCAAGCAGTGTCCTTAGAGAAATAATCTTTTATAAGCTCAATAGCTGCTAGCTCTACATTATCTGGAACTTCGCTCCAACCAAATCTACCAGTTACTTTATAAGGAACTCCTGAATTAAATAATCCTGAGTAATCATGAATGCTGGGTGGAACCATACCGTTTGCTGTATAGACTGTGTTATCTACTAAACTTGCTCTATTAACTCTAATACCATATCCGCTTTCAGAAATCTGAACAGGGAAATTCCAGTTGTTAATATTATTAATATTGTCTAGTAGTAGGGTGTCGTTCATTGTTAGGCTATGAAGTGCATTTATCTTAGCAGGCAGCGGAAGAGTGTCTGAATCATATCCGTAAACTACCTGAATGTCGTCATATAGGAAAAACTTTTGCCCAGTATATTCTTCAATTTGTTTTCTAGCATAACGCTCTGCTTTTAATAATTCTTTGTAAGACTTGTATCCTGGATCAGATGAGTCTGTGCTAAATCCTAAATCTTGTACGTGGTTAAAATCAACATATGGGGTTACCACAAAAACTGTGTCTGATCTAACAACAGCAGTTCCGCCTATAGAGTATTCCCATTGTAGTTTCAGGGTTCTGCTTCGGCCAGTAAGAGAGTACGGAATATTTACACTGTAAGTTCCAGGATTGCTTTCGTCTATTGCTGATGTTAATGTGCTTAATAAAGTTGTAGGGAGTACGGCAGGACTAATTGTCGCATCTAGAGTGGTATCGTATATCTTAACAATAGGCAATGAATCTGTGACTGCAATGTCACCGTTCCAAAATACTTGATGAACAATTGGTGATTGTGATTTAACTAAAATCTCTGCCATTTTATTGACTTAGACTAGCTGTAATACTCCTGGACTTCTCTAGGAGATGCTAACCTAAAGCCTTCCTCCTTATCAAAAATTTCTTGAGCGATCTCTTCAGATAAGGCTACGAATGGATGCTCTTTGGTAAAAGTGGCTCCCATAATATCAAATCTAAAGTTCTCTCTGGTCATTCTTACTAATACTGTATTTTCTGGCTGTTCTACTTTTGGATCAAACTTTGGCAATACTTCTATTGACATGTCTTCCGTCTCTTCTTCAATCTTTTTAATAGTGCTGTTATATACAGACCATGTAACGCCCTCTTCTGCAAGAGAGGCAATAATATCAACCTTGGTTTTTAGGCCTTCGGTATCGACTGCAAAATCTTCTGCGATCTTTCTTAGCTCTGATATCTTTAATGTCTCAAATGACATGCAAATCTCCTATTTCTACTTAAAGCAATTATAGCATTGTTAAATTAAAATGAAAAGCCCCTAAAATTAATTAGGGGCCTTTCCAACTAGTTAAATCCTATTATTAGGAAGCAACCTTAACGTTACGAACAACTACCCAAGCATCTGCCTGCTCGATTTGAACGCCAACACGAGTATACAATGTGTACTCGATTGAGTCCTTACGTGGCTCGAAGAAGCGGTAAACGGTTACATCACGCTTGATACCAATAACTACGTTATTTGGGAATGTCAAGTGGACGTCTCCGTGGTTTCCTGATGGAGAAGAGTATGATCCAGTCTGTGTCTCAGGAAGAAGTGGAACTTCAACAATCGGAATACCGAATGCGAATGGTGCCACATATCCTGCTGGTCCACCTAGTGGTGAAACTCCTCCACGGATTACGCTTGATGCGATATCTTGTGGAATTGTTTGGTTTGTTCCAATGCTGTTAGCATATAGGAAATCCTGAATCAGGTTTGATCCTGCTAGGAAGCGAAGGTCTGCACGACGTTGCTTGTACTTACGTGGCATTGCCTTGAGTGCTTTGTTAAACAACTCACGGCTTACGCCTGCTCCAAGAGCATCTACTACGTGTGCATTTGCCTTTGCCTTCTTTACAACGCCATCAAATGACTTGTATAGGGCATCGGTTGTTAGGGATGTATCACCATTGAGGATTACATCTTCAATGTCGTTACCTGCCTGTGTTGCCATCAAACGTGCAATATGATCTTCAAGATCTGCACCTTCGATGTTATCTTCTAGTGACTCTGTTGAAAGTTCCCAGTCCATGCGGAGCTTCTTTGTAGTCAAAGAGATTTTTGAGAAAGTTACTGCGCCATTTACGGCTGTATTGTCACCTTCGGTTGCAAGCTTCATAAGCTTCTCACCAACGGACATACGATCAATCTCAGATGTGTCAGCCTTCATACGAACTGTACGGGCGACCTTACCGATTACGGTAGCGTCGAACATGTAGTCCAGGAAGCGAGCTGATTGTTCTGCGTTTAGGAGACCAGCGTTGCCTGCCTCGCCAGCTTTATGCTGACCAGTAGCAGAACCACCTGTGACTCCTGCAAAAGTACCTGTTGCAGTTGTACCTGCAGCGATAGCTTTTTCTAAGTTTTCATTACTCATTTTATATTTCACCTACCTTATTTTAGTTAAAAATTTCGTTCACGGAACCAAGGAAAGAACCGTTCCACTTTGATTTTTTGATCATTACTTCCTGAGACCCGCCAAGGTCTGAGGACTTCTTAATTGCAGTCTCTGATTCTACTGCGTCGACACGCTTTTGTACACCATCAATCGTGCTCTTGATATTTTCAACAGCAGTTGAGAGTGCTGTGTGTTGTTCTGCCAACTCTGAAATTCGGCTATCTACGCTCTTGCTGAACGTTTCAACTGTATCTTTAATTGTTGAAACTTGTTCTGCATTTGCCTCTGTAGCTTTATTCAATGTCTCTGAGAAAAATCCCTTAAGGTCGCCAAGCATTTTAGCAAAATCAGGTTCATCAACCATAACTTCTGATACATCGGCTGCTTTTTCTAGAGTTTCGGCAGGAGCGTCTTCTACTGGTGCTTCTACAACTGCTGGTGCTTCTTCGGCAACAACTGATGCTTCCGCAACTACAGTCTCTTCGACTGCTGTGTTTTCTGTGTTTTCTGACACTTCATTACCTCCTTCTATGTCTGCCTGTTTTGCAATTTGTGTTTCAGGCGTGGACAATCTTGATTTTTTATGTAAATCAAGAATCTTTTTTATTTCTTTTGCTTTGTTAACATCGTTTGACTCTACCCATCCGATTAGTGTTGCAGGCTTTCCTGTAACTGGGGAATCGTATGATGCTTCTGTTGAAATAAATACTGAGTCTGAGTCTGCACAATAAAAAATGTTTTCTGCTTTAACTTCAGTTGCTATTCCTTTAAATATTAGTTCGCCGTTCATCTTGGAGATAGAAAGGATGTTACATAGTTCGTTTGCTGGAGAGTCGACAATTGAAAGCTCCATTAAAGAATAATCCTTAATAAATCTTGTTGTCTTACCAGTTGACTTATTGACTTCGTTATCTGATTCAATAATCTTTCCGCCGATTGAAAATCCTGTTAGAGTTCCATCTAGAACTTTTTCCCAAGTATCTTGAGCACCCTTTGAAACGTATGCGTCAACATAGACTCCATTATAAAATTCTTGCGACTTAGCATCATAGTATGTTTCTGGCTTAAATGAAATCATTTTGCCAACTGCATTTGAGCTGTGCATCTCACGAATGTTTCCTCGGAAATTTTCAAAAGCTTTAATGCTTGCTTCCATAGTTACTACGTCACCTGTCTGATCAACGTTGTCTAGTGTTGCAAAACCTGAGACAGTACGCTTTTCACGGTTGACTTTTGTAAATGGGACCGATAAAACTATCTGATCGCCATTGGAAGACCATAAGGATTTTTCAATCGGCG